GAAGAAGTTCACCAGCAGGTCAAATACCGGCTTCAACATGTTGGTCCACACCCAGTTAGCCGCCGCGCCAATCGCGTCAAACACTGGCTTGATCGCGTTCGTGTACAGCCAGTTCAGCGCGTCCGGGATGACCGCCGTGAAGAACCACACCCACGAATCAAACGTTGGCTTCAGGACGTTGTTCCACACCCACGACACAACCTGCCCGATAGCATCAAACACCGGCCGGATGACCGTATCCAGCAGCCACGTGAACACCGCAGAAAGGACCGTCTGCACGAACGAAACCACGCCGTTGAAGATCCCGACTACGCCGTTCCACCAGTCACCGATAGTGGTCATGATGCCGTTGAACGTTGCCACCACCTGGTTCCAGAAGTACTGGAACAGCGGGACGACAACGTTCTGGATCACGGAAACCACGAGCTGAAAGACGCCGCGGAAGAACAGGTAGAAGCCGCCAACAATTACGCCGATAGAATCAAACACGGGCTTGATATTGGCCTCGTACCAGGCTGTGAACACGCCGCCAACGAACGCAACGGCTGCGCTGATCCCGTCGAACACCGGTTTGATGATCGAGTCGTAAACCCACCCAATCGCCGCAGCGATCCCATCAAACACCGGCTTGATAACACTGTCGTGCAGCCAGGTGAAGATGTCGCCCACACCGCTTACGGCACCCTCAACACCGCGCCCCATGTCCTCGAAGAACCCGATGATTCCGCCGACGAAACCCTGAATGGCCGGGAGCGCGGTGTTCGTGAACCAGTCCACGACACCACCGATCACAGTCTGGATGAATGACCAGACGTTGGCGACGATCTGCTTGCCCAGTTCCGTCTGAGTGAAGAACCAAACCAGCCCCGCCACCAGGCCGATGATCGCGGTCACGATGATGCCGATCATGTTTGCCCGCATCGCCGCGTTCAGGTTGTACATGGCAATCGTCGCGCCCAGGGCCGCGCCCGCCATCCACGTCTGAGCAGCAGCAAGCCCACCAGTCACTGCCGCGTGGACCGCCAGTGTCGTCGTGTAAATCTTGAACGCCGCAACAGCCGATCCAACACCAACAGCCAGGCCTTCCAGCCAGTCCTTGTTGTCCTTGACCCACTGGCCCATAGACTGCAATGCCGGGATAAGGTCCGTGTTAATGAAAGAGACGATGTCGCCAAAGGCTTTCTTGATACCGTCGCGGGCCTTATCGAACCCATCCCGAATATCAGCGCCAGCCTTGACCCAGCCTTCCAATTGCCCGGCGAACTCCGCACGCACACCGGAGTCCATGGTCAGGCCGCTAGTGATGCCGATAATTCCGTCCCTGACGCCGAGCAGGAACCCGACAAGCGGCGAGTCCTCTTCCCACCCGAAGGCGCGTTGCAGTTGTCCCGTGTAGTCGCCCTTGGTGAGCAGGTCCGAGATCCCCGTAATGCCGTCACGTACACGCAGCAGGAAGTCCACCAGCGGCGAATCTTCCTGCCACCCAAACGCGGCAGTCAGCTTCCCCGTAAAGTCACCCTTCACGAGCAGGTCATAGAGGCCCTGCGCCGCGTTGGTCGTAAACTCAATCGTCTTGCCGAGGCCATCAGACAGGGCAGTGATAGCCGCCGTCGCTGCCGGCTTGATCGCATCCAAAGCCGTCATCAAGCCGCTGTTGATCGTGGCTTGAAGGTTACCGAGGGCACCCTCAAACGTCGCCGTGGACTTAGCAGCCTCAACAGCAACAGGCTTAGTACCAAGCTTCAGCAGAGCATCATTGAACTCTTCAGAAGTGATCTGACCCTCAGCCATCGCATCACGGAAGTTCCCCGTGTACGCCCCGGCCTCCTGCATGGCCTTCATCAGCGGCCCAGCAGCACCCGGGATGGCATCGGAAAGCTGGTTCCAGTTTTCCGTCGTCAGCTTCCCCGCGCCCGCGGTCTGCGTCATCACCATAGCGACGGACTTGAACGTGTCCGCGCTGCCACCAGCAACCGCATTCAAGTTACCCGCGGCCTTCGTGAGGCCCTGGTAGTCCTTCACGCCGTTGGAAGCCAACTGCGCTAGCGTGTTCTGGATCGTCGGCAGGTCATAAACCGTCTGATCCGCGTAGTCCTTAGCCGCCTTAGTGGCAGCCTCCACCCCAGACGTGTCGATGCCGGCGAAGTTCATTGTTGCCTTGAACTTGTTCGTCGCATCCGACGCACGGGCAGCCTCAGCAACAAACTGACCAATGCCGATAGCCGCAACCGCGCCGCCGATAACACCAGCCATCGACTTAATGCCCGCAGCGACACCGCCGCCAATGTCACGGCCAGCCTTATTGCCGTGCGAACCCATGCCCGACAGTTCCCGGCCAATCGACTGCTGCATCCCATTGAAGCTGGGCTTGATAAGTACCTCAGCTATGCCGATGACGGGCACGGGGCCTCCTATTGAATTGTCTAAATGTCGTCCGGCGCGAACCCGAACTGCGTAACGAACTCTTCGGTCCAACGGCGCTCAGCATCCGCCAACGCCCGATCAATCGCCGTCCGCGGGCCAGGGAACGGCCTAGCATCACCAGGCTTGCCGCCGGCAGCGGCGATACTCACTTGGCGTAGGCCCTTAATTTCGTGGAGCATTTCACGCATCAACGTCGCGTGAAGGTCATACTCCGAAAGCTTCGGCGCCCACGAATCGCCATCATCCTCCGGCGCGTTACGCCGCAGCTCCGCCAAATAAGCGGCAGTCTCCGGGTCATTCGCAACAGCCTCATTGAGCCGGCAAGCAGTGGGCAGCCCGTCGATAAGTTCGAGCAACGCCACCCACCGCTTCGCAGCAAACCACTCCGCAAGGTCCACGCCATACTCGCTCAGGAGGTCAGCGCGGATCTGCGGGCGGTAGCGGCGGATCAGCTCGCAGAGGCGCGACCTTCCCCCGACGTGCCAACAGTCTGCTCGTAGTACGCCATGACACGCTGAATCAGGACTTTGTGGACCCGCAGGGGAACCTTCGCGGCCTTGTACGCCTCGAAGTCGGCCTTGGACAGCCACTTAGCCAGGAACTCGAAGTCAGTCTTGCCGGGCTCGTTCAAGTCGCTGAAGAACTCTTCAGACTCATCCGCGGGCATGTCGAACAGGTCCGGGAACGTGATGCGCTTCCCACCATTCAGCGCAAGGATGAACGGCTCCGGGCGGGAAACTTCAGCTTCCAGCGCAGCAAGGGACAGGTTAATGCTCGGCTTGTCGTTAGCCATGGGTGTTACCTCCGGGTGTGAGGGTTGGTTGGGTTACTTGGACTCGGTCTTAGCGTCAGCTTCCTTCACAGCGGCCGTCTTAGCCTTCTGCTCAGTGAAGCCCTGGGCGCGAAGCGCTGCGGCCTCGCGGGGTACGGCAGTCTCGATGGTCAGCCCATCCTTGACGAAACGGGGCATTGCGGCTCCTAAAAGCTTTCCGGGCGTGATTGGGTACGGTGCGCGCCGCTACACCCGGAGAACGGCGCGCACCGCGATTAGAGGGGGCTACGGAGCGGCAGTGAAGCCGAGCGCAGTCTTAGCAGCGGCAGCACCAGTGCCGCCGATGTAATGACGAACCGGCGTGCCGATCTCGTCATCCGTGAACACGTCGAACGTGAAGGACTGCTGCACCGGATCACCCTTGCCCCACTTCTGCGAATCAGTGGAGGTCAGCTTCACCAGGCCGTAGCCGCGGCCAAGAATCCAGTTGTCCGCGGCGGGGCCGTCCGAACCGATGACCAGCAGGCGGTACTCCTGACCGACAGGCAGATCCGGCTCGTCAATGACAATCTCGCCATTCGCTGCCTGCGTGACGCCGGTAAGGTCCGTGCCGTAGGTCAGTTCGAGCATGTGACGCTTGCCGGTCTCCAGCGCCGTCACCTTCACGGAGCGGGCAACCTCGGTGATGTCCGAGCGGACGGGAGAGGCATAGCCGAGGGCCGAGACATCTTCCTTACTGATGTCCCTACCGAACTCCCAGCCATCGGGAGTAACGATACCCACCGGCAGCCAGCCCGCGGCCTTCAGGTCAATCAATCCGCCGCCAGCCTCAAAGAGCGTCGCAGGCAGGTCAACAGTGGTGGGGGCCAAGAACCCCACACCTTTCTGAATCTTCCTGATGAGGTTGCGGTCGTCCGCGCCCTGCTGGATTGTGTCAAAAGTTGGCATAGCGATAAACCCCTTTCAAGGGCTCAGAGTTTTGTTAGATCCCCGAACGGGGTTAGAGAGGCCGTGACGTGACCATGAAGGTAGCCGCGGCCTTGTTCAGCGTGTCGGATTGGTAGGGGACATCCTTGGGGACCTGATCGGGGGTGATGCTGTCCAGGAACCCGGACGCGGTTTCGATGTTCGTCCCGCAGATGTGGGCTTTGATCGATTCCAGGGTTTCGACGGCCTGGGTACCCGGCGCATAACACTCCAACGTCACCCGGTCCACACGGTCCACCCACCCCTCCGTGCCATCCGTGGAGTAGATCAGCACAATAGGGAACGGCCCCGTCAACTGCCCGTAAGAGTCAGCCGGCAGGTACCAGACAGCCCGGACAGGATCACCGCCATGGCTCGTCCCGTCGATCAGGTCACTCACGCAACCGCGCACGTCAGGGAAAACAAGGGCGTCGATCATGACCGCCTCCCGCCCATAGCGTCGATGACCCGGCGCAGGATCGCATCCCGCGAATCCCTGTAGTCAGGCGCAGTCTCACGAACAATCGCGCCCGTGCGCCGCTCATTCGTCCATCCGGCCGTTACCGTGGCGCGCACCGCCTCATAAGTTCCACGGCCCACCGCCTCAGCATTACCAGCCAGCCGTTGAGCAGCAGCAAGGGCGGCGTCACCAACCGATGAGAACGTGCCAAGATCTGCAAGCCCAGAATCATCAGCCTTATAGACCTTGTTGATCTTGTGCAGCCCCATTACGCCCTCACCAGCCCAAGTTCGACACCATAAGGCCATTCGGAAGGCCTGCCATCCACTGACCACTCACCAGCCATTGGGGCGCCCTGCGGCACCCTAATCCGGTCAGTAGGCAGGAATGAAAAGCCTGTCCCGCGGTACAGCACCGCAGCCCCGTTAGTAACATCCGAGCGGTCAACCGGGTCAGCTGTGGACCGTGGCGCAACCAAGCACTCAGGAACCGGGATCTCATACGTCGGCAACGGGTTACCCTTAGCGTCACGCCCGCCCGAACGCAGCACCGTCACAGTGACACGCCACGACTTAGGGAAACCCTTCAAGAACCCCGCACCATCAGCCGCACCCGGCAACCCATACGAGAAACCCATCAGGCGATCTCCCACGCATTCAGCGGCTCAACGTAAGAGCCGGAGAACGGCGACGTTGACGGGATCATGTCGATAGTGAACGCCCCGGTGCTGTCTGAGGCCGGCGACAAGAGTTTGATTTGCTTCGCCGTCACCCGCAGCTCACCGGGAGTGTCGCCACCGAAAGTAACCGAACCAGTAAACGGGCCCGTCCCCTCCTGCCGCTGCCGGATACGCTCAGGATTCCGAAAAACCTCCTGCACCATCTCCGTAACAACGTCCTGCACATTCCCCAGCAGGTCGGGTTCCGTCACAGGGTCAGCAGCAAGCCGCGTAACCAGCGACGGAACCTCAGCCCGGAGCAGACGCTCGGCCTTACCAATCCAAACGGAAACCTTCGGAAGGTCGGTAGGCGCGTCGTCACCGATCCACGCCGCAACTACATCATCAGCACTAGTCCAAGCCACGACGCGCCCTCCTAACTACTTCTTCTTGTAACCGGAATCGAGAAGATCCTGAAGGATCGAATCCGGCACCGAAGTCTCAGCACCAGACGGGCCGATAAGGGTCGTGTAACCCTCTTCCTTCGGGGCGTCTGCTTCCTGCTTCAGGTCATCCGTGGTGGTTGCCTTCTTGGTCGTCATGGCTTACTCCTAGGCTGCGTTGGTGAACTTGACGAAGCTGGCCGGGTCGTTCACCAGGAAGCCGTATTCGGCTTCAGCGAGGATCGCAACCAGGTTGTTCTCCCACAGGGACACGAGCTGACCGTTGATGGTCACCGTCGCCTGAGTGGATACGTTGTAGTTGATGCCACCAACGGCACCCCACACGGCCTGCGACCAGTCACCAGCGAAACCGTAGGTCTTGCTGGTGGCGTCGTAGATGCCGTCACCAATGAAGGCGTTACGGCCCAGCAGGCGACCCTGACGGACGGGGCCGGCAGTCTCAGTGAAGGGCGATTCAACGAACAGCGGACGGTTCGAGCCATCCTTGGAGCCGTTCAGGACGGGCTCGAAACGGTTATCGAACGCCCAGCCGGTCAGCTTCTTGCCAGCGTTCACGAGCGTGGACAGGCCGGCGTTCAGGTCGTCATAGACGGCGGTGAAAGCCGGGGTCGTGCCCGTGAACTCCTGAGTGGAAGATCCTGTGGCAAGGTTCGTTGAGAACGGGGAAGCGGTGCCGTACAGAGCG